TTACTGATTAATCTCTACTTCAAGTCCTGATTTGAATATCACTTTAAGTTTTTCTTCATATACAACTATCTTATCTACTAGTTTCCTCACCAATTCTTCATCGTATCTTTCTATTTCTAATTCTTGATTGTCTAAAAACTCTTCTAATTCCATCAATCTACTTTTTACATTCTTCTCTTCCGCCACATTTAGAAGTATCTTTTCTTTTTCATTTCTTAATTCTTCTACCTTATTTGCAAGGTCTGTGTAGTCTTTCTTGGCATTAGCAACTTTTAAAAGTTCTTCTTGAACTGCCAGCATTTCTTTATCTATTTCTTCTATCTGCCTACTTCCATTACCTGTGATGGCTTTTTCTATATTCTCTTTTATTATTTCTTTTAATTCACTACTTTCCGATATAAGTTGGTTGATGGCTTCTACGACTGCCTCTTGTAGGTCTTCCTCTTTTATTGTTCTTGCATGGCAGGCATCTGGTCCATGGGTTACTCTTGTACAACACCTCCAAACAGTGTATTTTTTCCCTCTGTTGTTCCATGCTATTCTCCTGTAAATATCCCCGCATTTAGAGCAATAGACAATACTTGAAAGGGCGTATTTGCTGGAATAAATTCTTCTTTTCCCTTTGCCACTTACCATATTAGCTCGTCTGTACATTTCTTCTCCAACTCGCATGAATATTTCTTTAGGTATAATGGCTTCGTGGCTGTTTTCTACATAATATTGAGGGGCAATGCCATCATTCTTTACTCTTTTCTTATTTAGGAAATCTACTGTATAGGTTTTCTGCAGGAGAGCGTCTCCCATATATTTTTCATTGGTTAAAATTTGATTCAGGTTTGATACATGCCACTTCTTATTTCCTGCTCCATTTACTATCTTATCTTTTTCAAGCCCTAGCTTTATATCTCTTAGGCTTGCTCCTTCCAAGTATTCTCTGTAGATCCTCTTTACTATTTTTGCTTCTTCAGGAACTATGACAAGTTTTCCGTCTTCGTCTTTTGTATAGCCTAAAAACCTATTATGGTTTACTTGGACTTGGCCTTGTTGAAATCTATATTGAAAGCCTAACTTCACATTTTGAGATAAAGACTGACTTTCCTGTTGTGCAAGGGATGCCATAATAGTAAGGAGAACTTCTCCCTTGGCATCCATTGTATTGATATTTTCTTTTTCAAAATAGACTGGTATGTTGTTTTCTTTAAGTTTTCTAATATACTTTAAGCAGTCTAGTGTGTTTCTGGCAAACCTCGATATGGACTTTGTGATGATGTAGTCGATGTTTCCTTCCAAGGCTTCTCCAATCATTTTATTAAAGCCATCTCTTTTCTTGGTATAAGTTCCACTAACACCTTCGTCAGAAAATACTCCTGCAAATTCCCACTCTGGATTTTTCTTAATATAGTTTGTGTAGTGGTCTACTTGCGTGTCATAAGAAGTTGCTTGTTCATCGCTGTCTGTTGACACCCTTGCATAGGCAGCTACTCTTAGTTTTTTCTTTTCTGATTCCTTGATTGAGTTTCCCTTTTTCTTTTTAGCTGGTATGACTATAACCTTGTTATTCATCATCTATCACCTCAATCAAACTATACTGATAACTTGCTCGTTCAAAGGGATCTATCGGTAGAACTCCTTCTTCTTCATAACGAAATTTGTAGGGAACTTTAATAATCTCCTCTTCCTTTTCCCAAACTCGTCCCATGGCCACTGCCCTTTCTTTTAACATTTGACCTGCCTTCCCAAAACTTTCTATATCTATTATCTTGGGATAGATATCATTTCCTAAATAATTTTTATTGGTGAGGATTTTTTTAACACTAGAGCTGTTTTTCTTTAAACCTACAAGTTCTGCAGACTTTATAAGGGCGTTACCAGCAATATAGTTGTCAAAAATTTTTCTTATATACTCAGCTTCGTTTTCTTGGATTTCTAATCTTCCGCCTCTTATGGTATAGCCATAACATAACCTAGACATTATTTTTCACTTCCTCTCTTAGTACAAGTCCACACTTTAAATGAAAATCAAGAGTCTCTCTATTGACAACCTGTATGTGATCAATGATTTCTTCAAACATGTCATCTTCAAAGTGATCTATCATTTCACTTTTTCCTAAGATTCCTATTAGTTTTTCAAGTTCTCTTATTTCTTCATCATTTCCCAGAATGGATTTTTGACTTCTTTCCTTTTCCCTAAGTAGCTTCCTTTCTTCATTTGAAATCTCACTGCTTTCTTTTGTGTAAATACTTGCATCTAAAACTCCTGATGTTATCAGTTTGTTTAAGACCTCTTTTCTTTCTTTTAGTTTTTCTAAGCTTTCTTCTATTTTGTTTATCTTCTCGACTTCTTCTCTGCTGTCTACTCTTTTTAAGGATTCTAAAAGTGGTGTAAGGATACTATCTTTTCCAAAGATTAGCTTATTAACTAGAGTCACAAAAGCTAGTTTTATGTCCTTGTCCTTAATAAACTTCATGGAACATTTATTTATATCTTTTAGGTGCTCACTACAAGTCCAAGCTATATATTTATCTTTACCATTATAGTGATGTCTTCTTTTAAAGCTTGAACCACACTCGCCACACTTGATTTTCCCCGATAGGCTATATCTATTTTGATATCTTTTAGTGTTTTCTCCATTTCCTTTTGCTAGGGCTCTAAGTCTTATTAACTCTTGTACTTTCTCAAAGTCCTCTCTACTTACTATGGCTTCATGGTTGTCTATAATCTTATACTGGTCTTCTTCTCCCTTATTTTTATGTCTATCATAATTTTCATCTGTATAGGTCTTTTGGTAGATAACATCCCCTGTATATTTTTCATTCTTTAAGATTCCGTTTATAGTTGATCCATGCCAGCTTGCTCCTTTTTGTCCTTTAATCTTTCTCTTATTTAAATCTTCTGCAATTTTATGTGTTCCCTTACCTGAAAGATACTTTTCAAAGATCTCTTTTATTATTTTTCCTTCTTCTTCGTTAACTACCATCTTTCCGTCTATGTTCTCATAGCCATAAGGTGGGCTTGATATAATAAACGTTCCATTTTGAAATCTTTTCTTTATGGACCACTTATTATTTTCTGATATAGACCTGGACTCACTTTCTGCAAGGGATGAAAGTATGGATAGCATCAACTCACTTTCCATGGTTCTTGTATCAATGTTTTCTTTTTCAAAATAGATACCAATGTTTAAATCAAGAAGTCTTCTTACGATTTCCAAACAATCTGTTGTGTTTCTTGCAAGCCTTGAGATGGATTTGGTTAGAATAAAATCTATTTTTCCGTCTTCACAGTCTTTTAACATTTTTAAGAGACCGTCTCTACGTTCTTTCTTTGTTCCAGTTATCCCTTCATCAAAGTATAGGCCTGCAAACGTATATGTCTTGTTCTCAGATATCATCTTTTTGTAGTGTGCTTTTTGTGTTTTAAGACTTACTAGCTGATCTTCCTCATCTGTCGATACTCTTGCATAGGCAGCGACTCTTAATACTGATTCTTCTTTTTGATTTGCTTCTATTTTGGTTATCTTTTTCATCGTCTCACCTCTCTTTCTATTAGTGCTATATTCCCGTACAAGTGAGTATATATCAAGTCTTATAGCAATAATTCTGAAAGAATAGGTCTGAATTTTTTAATGTTTTCTCTCCTAATTTTTCTATATTCTTCAAGACTAATTTCATCTAAAAGAAAGAGGTCTTGGATGATCTTATCAGATAGATAAAAGTTAAGCTCTGCCTTTAAATCCCTTTCTGTATATTCGGTTTTTAAAGTTTCTTTTCTACCTTCAAACTTTTCTACTCTCATACTCCACCTCCTATATCACAGTCAAAGAAATCAGTTCTATTTTTAACCTTAATTTTCTTTCCTCTATATTCCTTAGGACATATGGAGTGACTTTGAGTAAAAATTAAATAATTAAAAGTTTAGATAAAAAAAGACCTATCAGCATTTATGTGCGAATACCAATAGGTCTAATATAATATTAGATTTTTATGTAATGATACTGTTCTTTAAGGAGGGTCGGGCTGGCACAGGCCGGAAAAAAGGTGCTTCTCATTGACTGACAGCCCTCCCTGGGTATGCTTACGGTCAACGCCCATGCAGCCGAGGGCAAGAGCATCTTCGCCCACGATCCGGGTGGCAAAGTGGCGGAAGGTTATGCAAATCTGATCAAGGAGGTGTTGAAACTTGAACAGCAGTGCGAAAAAAGTAGAACTGGCATCAGTAGATGACCTGTTCTCCACAGAGGAAAATCACACCGACGCGGGGCGGGAAAAGATGGTGGAAATCCTTCTGATCGAGATGCACCCGTTCAAGGACCACCCTTTTAAGGTCAAGGACTATGAGGCCATGATGAAAACTGCCGACAGTATCCTGCAGTATGGGGTGCTGGTTCCGGAGATTGCCCGCTCTGACCCCAATGGCGGTTATTAACTGGTAACCGGACACAGGCGGCATCGGGCCAGCCATCTGGCGGAGAAAGAGACAATGCCGGTCATTGTCCGGGATTTGACGATGACGTCGCCACCATCATCCTGGTTGACAGCGACTTGCAGTGAGAAGAACTCCTCCCCAGTGAAAGGGCTTTTGCCTACAAGATGAAGTTGGAGGCTATGAAACATCAGGGTGAACGTATGGATTTAACTTGTGCAAAACTTGGGCACAAGTCCAATGGAAAGAAATCCAGGGATATTTTGGCGGAGCAGATCGGACAAAGTAAAACTCAGATTCAAAATACATTCGCCTGACAGAGTTAATTCCCGAACTATTGAACATGGTGGACGAGAAGAAAATCGCCTTTAATCCGGCCTATGAGGTGTCTTTTCTCAAACCAGAGGAACAGCAGATGCTTTTAGAAACGATGGATTATGAGCAGGTCACCCATTCTCTCTAAGGTCCAGCGCATGGAGGAAACCATCATCAAACTGCTGGAACAATGGCAGCGCAAGGGAGCCGCAGCTATCCTTGAGCATTTCTTGCCGGTATTTACTATTTTGAGATTCATTGTGATACATATAATGAATTGGGCACACGCTGCACTACCTTTATGGAAATGTAGGAGGAATTTAAAAATATCACTTTCAGCACAGTGGAAGATGACGCAGGAACGTTCAGGAAGGGTGGAAGCTTTTACGCATGATTTAAAAACACCAGGGTGCTTTTCAAGAATTAGATGCAATTATTTGTAGCATCATTTTAGATATTTCTTTTGGAGACGGACGATTTTCCATTTGAATCCATTCGGAAAGAAGATTCCAAAGTGCACCGGCACTGACGAGCAGTGCAGCTTTCCTTTCAAAGATGCTGTCGTACAAATTTTGATTTCCACGAACGGTATCATGAATCACAGGTAAGGCCTGATTGAATTCTTCCAGCAGATAATAGAATAGATGATTCTGTTGCAAAAGACGCAAAAAGTCGATTTGTTTCTCCCAAAAGGTAAAAAACACTTCCACAATCTGCTCCAGTGTATAGTGCCTGTCTTTTTGAAAATAAGTAATGTAGTCCTCACATCTTTCTAAGAAGCATTGCTGTAATACCTGCTCCTTCGAATCAAAGATCCTATAAAAAGTTCTTCTTGATAAAAGCGCATGTTCGGCGATTTCTGTTACGGTAATACGAGCGTAGTCTTTTTGGCTCATAAGATCCAACAAGGACTGCATAAACCATTGACGGGATTGCTCAGCGATGGGATTCTTTTCCTTTTTTACCAACCTCATTTTGTTCCTCCTGTCACACTTTTTCGGGATTGTAGCACTTGAACCGCTTATATTGACAATCATGTCTTATTGAGTATACTATAAATTAGAAAGTGACACAAGTGAGACAGATAAAGGAGGCTCAATTTTATGAATACAATAAATACGATTGTTTGGCTGTTCCCTGTTATTTTTATGCTGCATGACTTCGAGGAGATTATTTTTGTGGAGGCATGGAAACAGAAATATAAAAGAAAAATACAAACAACAAAAATGAAGAAGATTCCATTTGCCGATTTGGGAAGCACACCGTCATTTTCCATTGGTGTATTGATTGAATTTTTCATTATTTCAGCTTTATCCCTCTCTGCTTGTATCTTTGATTGGTACTTTTTGTGGCTGGGATTATTTTTTGGATTTACCTTTCACCTGATTGTGCATTGTATATTGGCGTTGCAATTTAATGGCTATGTACCCGGAGTTGTCACCGCAATCCCGTTCCTTCCGTTATGCTTTTATATCATTTGGGTTTCAAATAAATTCCTTTCTTTTACCACAGCTCAATTATGGATCAGTTGTGTAGTAGGCGCTATTTTGATGCTCTTAATGGTGGCTATTTTGCATAGATGTATGAAATCTTTTGAAACTTTTATCAAAAAGTGGGAAATTTAATTACACACAAATAGCAAATTTTTAAGGAGGTCTTTTGCATGGAGTTGAAATTTAAACAAGGTATGTATCACCTAAATCCTGATCCTAATTTTAACTTTCAGCTTAACCGCGTCATTCTTTGGAATGGCGGGAATTTAAACGATGTGATGCAGTCTGCCAAAAAGATTACAGACAGCACAAGCTGGAAGAAGGAAATGATTTACCTTGGGGATCATGCACTCTCTCAAAACAGAATCCCTCAGGCAATTGCATATTACCGAATGAGCGAATTTTTTGATGTAAATCCTGGCAACAAGGAATACTATATAAAAGCCACGGAACTGTTTTATGAGTATTACCATTCTTATTTCGATGAGGGACGTGTCCAGAAAATTCAAGTTCCATATGAAGATGTTATGCTGCCAATCATGGTTGCAAAAGCTCAAAAACAATGTAAGGGCACCATTCTTTTACACGGTGGTAACGATTCATGCTTTGAGGAAATGTTTTTGCCGATGTTATATCTTTCTGAACAAGGGTATGATGTATATCTATTTGAAGGTCCTGGACAAGGCAACGTTATTCGTGTTCAAGGGAAACACTTTACATATGCTTGGGAACATCCAGTCAAAGAAATATTAGATTTCTTTCACTTGAATAACGTCATTATTATTGGTGTTTCTTTGGGAGCTATGCTGGCCCTGCGTGCTGCTGCATTTGACAAAAGAATTACAAGGGTTGTATCTTGGTCTGTTTTACCGGACTTTCTAGACGTGGTTCTCGACCAAATACCAAAAAATGTAGGCGGTATTGTTAGGTTTATGTTGAAACATAATCTCAGCATCGTTCTCAGCCCTATTCTTTGCATGATGAAATTGATACGTAAGAATGACCCATTATTTCAATGGGGTGTCAATCATGGAATGTACGCCTATGGAGCTGACAGCATTTATGATTATCTGAAGAAAGTGAGTAAATATCAGATTATGGATGTGGCCTCCATGATTGAACAAGATGTATTGATTCTTGGTGCCAACCAAGACCACCTCGTTGATTACCGAATGATCGGCAAAGAAATCAACGCACTTACCAATGCGAACTCTCTCACATTTCGCCTTTTTACTGAAAAAGAAAATGCGGGAAATCATTGCAATTTAGGAAATGCCAAACTGGCTTTAGATGTGATACTGCAATGGTTGACATTTTTAAAACATCGTGATTTAGAAGTTAGAAAGAATTGAATTCATTTCAAGAATATCATGTACATCTATCCTGCAGGGTATAAGGTCTTTGTACGTTAACATATATATTACCGATGCCAATTAGCCTTGCTATGGTTCGAGACACTTCACTTGGTGTATAGGATTGCCCATTGCTCTTACCTGATTCTTGAGCAAGTTTCATCATAAAGTACTCATAAGCATCTCCGATAATGTCATCGCCACTTGCCATGTTGCTTTTGAAATCAATAGCAGGGTCTTGAAATACTTTAATATGGCCTGAAACCTTATCAACCAGTTCCTTGCCTTTACCAAGCTCTTCCGGATTGTTAAAACTTACATCAGGAAGCAAGCCTTTCAGTTTGTTATTTTCTAAAAACAGTTGAATGATGATATTGAACTGACCCCCAAAAGTTAGACAAAAAAAATAACTGAAGGATGTCAGTTCAAACTTCTAAATTAGAAGTATATCAGGATTTAATTGATATATTAAATTAATTCGTTTACTCTCCTCTGAATAGCATAATAATCGTATCCAGCGTTAGTTAACCTTCTTTTTCTTTCTTCTCCATTTCCCCACTTTCCACTTATAACCTCCCTTGCTAATTGATCAATTGTCTTTTCTAGTGGATATACTTTTGTGCCATTAGTGTCAAATACTTTGAACCCGAATTTATCTGCACATCTTTTAGCATTATCTAAATTCTTAAATGCACCTTTCTGACTTTTTACATCAGACCAAGAATTTCTAACCCTATATAGTCCACCTGTTGGTTTACCAACAGTTTTATTGCCTTTTAGTCTTTTATTGACCTCATTTGCTATATATGGAAACTTACTGCCAAGGTATGGTCCTGGGCAGTTAGTGTTTGAATACCACTCATGTTTTTGAAGTACACCACCCTTGCCTCCAGTGTAGGTACAAGGATAGATTCCATTTCTCCTACAGATGTCTGTTACTAAATCAATTAGTCTATTCAAAACGTAATCAGAAACTAACCACTGAGGTCCTCTCGTAGAGTTCCCTACTTCAATTGTTACTGCTCTATTGTCACACCATGAAGATGATGTTGTCCACGCTCTATTAGATTCATCTACTCCTAAAACAATAACTCCGTCTGAGCCTAAATTATAATTGGCAGATGCTTGTCGTGACCTTGGTATAAATACACTTGCAAGGTTTTTCCCGCCTATAACTCCTGCTGCGTGGTGTATAGCGATTTTTGTTATCTTCTGATTTCTTCTTCCACTATGATTTGGAGAGAGAATTCTTACTTGTGCTAATGGGCTATTACTCATTTATTTTTCCTCCTTAAATTGTTTTAATATATCTTTTAATTTTTCTGGTACTGGCAAACCTAAAGCTATAGAATTTTCTAATATAGAAAGCCCCTCATTGGCTATATAAAAAAAGATGATGGCTGTTCTTATCATGGTTCCATCACCTTTAATTAAGTTTACATCACATAGGTTTGCTATTCCTACAACTATAAAAATCATAATCTTTTTAGCTATCCCTTTAAATCCTATAGATGAGGATAGCTTTTTTTCGACCCCTGCTCTTAAAACTCCTGTCAAATAATCAGCTATTACAAAAGCAAGAAGCGTGTAAATAAAAGCATCTACACTTCCAAGATAAAATCCCAACCATCCTCCAATAGCTGTAAAGCATACTTTTAGTATCTCAAAGAATTTGTTCATTTTATTCCTCCTCTGTTAATGTGTAAGTTATTTTCATTGTCTTGTCCGCCGTTTTTAATATTGGACTAGATAGGTTATTAATTGTTCCTAGATATGGGGTGTGAAGATAAAGAGTTTTATATAGAGTTTCTTCATCTGAACTATAACCAATCATAAACGACCCCATTGGAATTAAAGACGTCCTTATATAATCTAATCCAATTCCCGAAAATTGATTTTTTCCATAATTTTTAATTAACTCATCTTTAGAATTGATTATAAAGTCATAGCCTAAAATATAATCTCCCCACTCGTATAAATAGTTATAAGTATATTTACCATAGTCAAAATCCGACTTAAAGCCTAAGTCAATCTTAGTGATATCTACAGGATTATTTGCGTTTATCTTATATACTTCCTTTTTACTATCAGCCATTGCGTATAGATATCCATTCTTCATTAGACTTGCTGTCATCTTAAATGGATAATTTGCATCGTTACTTCTATATTCCCCAATCCTATTTAGATTAATATTATTTAGAGTCCATTTATTGTAAGTTACAGAATAATCATTTTTATTTATTTTTACTCTTCTTAATACAACATTATTATTAGTATTTTTTGCGTTAAATCCATACCAGTAACCATCTTTACCATCCATGAAATTAGCATAATACCAGCTATATTTTTCTTCAAAAAATTCTTCAAGAATTACGCTTACCTTTTCTATAGTTTTATTTCCGTATCCATTAATAGGATCATTTAATCCTACACTCGAAAGAGGCTCTTTAAATTTGATTATATCTAAAGTTTTATTTTCTCTAGGGTATAAAGATATTAAAACATTATTAGCTAGATCAGCCTCAACTAATCCAAGATATGCTCTTAAGACATCATATTTATTTGAATACTTGTACAGCCTGTTTAATCTAAGACAGGCTTCCCTACCATACTCATCCCCGTAAAAATTTCTTCCAGCTCTATAATGTGTTAATGCCAACGAAGAGATTCTTCCGTTTGCCTGTGATGTAGAAAAATCCCACACAAACTTGTAACCATTTTCAAGAGGGGTTGATTCATTAAGATTTACTGAACCTCTTCTTGGTGCATCCGTTGAATTTACATCATTAGATGCATAACCTATGATTTGATTATCAGAAGGAGCAAATATTTTGTTTGGATCTTCTTCTAATTTATCCTCAAAAAGAAGTATTCCTCCATAGCATTTAGTTGCTATAGGAAAAATCTCATCTTCAAACTTGGTCAAATTGTTCGTTTGAATAGGATACATAAGTCCTGATGGATTCAGTCTTAATAAATCTGGGACTGCATTTGTTACTAAATTTTCTTCTTCGTATACCTCTTTCTTGTTTGTCCACACATCAGTTAGTTCAATGACTGATTTACCCTTAAGCATTTCCTTCCTCCTTATCTTTAAAATCTGTATTAATTTCTTCCTTATATTTTCCAAACATCAATCCTTGATATTTAAATCTTCCTACCTTTTCAGTGAATATTATCGGTCTTGGAACTTGTCTTTCGACTTTGTATTCAGCATTCAATTTCCTAAGCAAGAGTGAATGACTAAGTTCTATTCTCTTCCAAGATTCATCGACCTTTATCTTTCCATCCCATGATGCTGTAGATCCTAGAGACTGACCAGATATTGCTGCTAGAGCATTATCTTTACCTATCATAGCCTTACCTGATTCAAGCCTAATCAATACTGAGAAATTGTTCATAGTTTTCTCCTGTAGTTTAGTTAATGGATAGAAAAGATTTAAAATGTGGTCACCGCTTAAGTAGGTTTCTTTTGGAATGTGATGTTCTATTTTTGTATCATTAAAAACATAAGCAACAACCAGCCTTGTTGGTATTTCTATATTTTCAATAAAGTCTAATTCTTCTACTTCTTCTTTTTCTTCAAACTTTGGAGGATCATAGGATTTTCCATCTTTATTTAAAATCTCTACTTGTTTATTGACTTTCCTCGATATCTTTCTTGTTTTTTCTTCAGTGTCACAAATTATATTTAACAAGATTGAGGCATTAAAAATTGCCTCCGTTTCTTTATTGGAGGCAAATTCTATACGAATTATTGGTGTATCAGTGGTAGAAAGATTAAAGGCAGAATAATTTGAATAGGAATGAACTACTAATTTTTCAGATTCAATCTGATTTAAAAGTCCAACTATATTCTTATCATTCTTACTTTTCGCCCTTGATAGGTATGGATTCTTTCCTACTCCAAGAATTCTATGCTTACTATTTATCTTATATTCTATGTCAGTGATAAGCCCTTCAATCTTTTCTTCCGCATAAGAAATAGCTACTCTATCTCCTACATCAAGACTTGGGTCTCCTATAGTTACCATATCAAAAGGTGTATGATGAATCTTACAAATTTCTGTTAATAGGCTTTCACACATTCTTTTTCTTTTTTCTGGAAGTCCTAATTGCATCAGTGGGTTTATTCCAAGATTCATAGTTAGTCCATCGTCATTTTCTAAAGAGTAATATTCAGCTATTTTAGTCTTTGCATTTGTTGAGTTGATAGCTGTATATCGTGTCTTGAAATCTGATATTGATGAAGAAAATCTTTCTCTCGTTTTAATTTCAGTTGATATACTCTCTGCATACTTTTTTAAGACCAATTTACCATCACGAGAGACCTGTGCAAAAGCCCCAAGGGTCGATGATATATAGTGTATAAAGTCCCTGTATGTTTCTATATCGTGGTCTTGATAAATAGCTAGGACTTCCTCACCATTTTCAAAAGCTTTTACCTCTTCTTCCGTCATTCCTAATTCTACCTTACACTTCTCACATGATAATTTAAGTAATTCAAAAGCCGTACCAAAGGTATCCGTAACTGGGAAGTTCTTATCAAACCTAAGCATATAGTCATAGCCTTTTAGTTCTAAAATTTTCTTAGACCTATTTGCCTCAGTAACATCAAAGATTCCCATCGGTATGGTTTCAATCTTTTTATTTTCTAATTCTTGATTGTAAAAAAGTTCTAGCTTTGAATCCTCTAAAGAATACCTATCTATATCTGAAAAAAGACTGATTCCAAACTCTCCAGCATAAACTGTACCTATTTCAAGTTCAGAAGATCCAGAGCATGAACGATGAATGTATCCAGACCCTTTAAGAATATCTTTATTGGTAAAGGGAATGATTGTTTCATCTTTTAATATGATATTCCCCGTCCAGTAAAATTTACGAGAATTCTTTTTGATTGCTGTTTTATATTCATTGCTTGTTAGATACATCAATATTCCTCCAATGAAAAAGATACTTCCCACAGCCCTTTATAAGAAGTATCTTTTATTAATTTGACTTGAAACTTGTCTATATACATTTGTGTCTCTTTTAGTTCCAATGTTTCTGTATCTAAGTATTTAACTTTAAGATTAGGCTTATTAGCAAAACCACTCAATGTCTTTACAAGCTTAGGACTACAAGAAAAACCTACAGATATACTTGCTACTTTATTTCTAACAATATCCCTTTGAATAGTTCCGGCCTCTGTCTCTCCTCCGGTGTCTGCCTCAATATCTCTAAACTCCAAATCATAAGAATTTGGTAAAGGTAGGTCTACTCCTTCAATAATTAAATATGATTGATGTTTCATTTCTATCTACCTCCACTTCTTAAATTCTTACGCATTGAGGCATTAACAATAACTTCATCGAGGAGTGTGCCTCCAAGATAGACCGGTATAACTATATCTCCAGTATTTTCTGATTTTAAATTAATGTTTGTAAGTGCATCAGATATTTGTCTTCCTATATCAATTCCATTTACAGCATCTCCTTTATCATATCCACCCATATCAAGAGAGGATATATTTGGACTTAGAACCATATCGCTTGCTACATTTTCCATTGAAGATTTAACCAAACTCCTGCTCTTCTCAATCCCTTTTGATAAGCCTTCCATAAAATCTGGCATCCATTCTTCATAGTCAGTAAGTGGCCCAACATCTGGTACTGAAAAGTGTAGGTAGGATCTAATAGTTGATGCTACATCAGATACAGCAGATATTACATTACCTATTGCATTTGAAATTCCTCTTGCAATTCCATTAATCATATCTGCACCCCAGTTGTAGGCTTGTGATGCAAGATTTCTAATGAAGTTCACTGCATTATTAAACCCATTTCTTATACTAGATAAAATATTCGACATACTAGAAGAAATAGCGGACTTCATTGAATTAAATGCAGATGAAACAGCTGATTTTGCAGAATTAACTGTTGATGAAATAGTAGACTTGATGCTATTCCAAATATTAGACACTAATGACCTAATTCCATTTAAAACTCCAGATATAAAGGACTTTATAGCATTCCAAACATTCATAACTATTGATTTAATAGTATTTAAAACCGATTGAATTACTGTTTTTATATTGTTCCATGATGTGGATATAAATGTTCCTATGGCAGTGATTACTGTAGTCAAGAACGTTTTTATCCCATTCCAAATAGTCTCAGCCTTTACTTTAATAGCATCAAGAACTGTTGAAATTAAAGTCTTTATACTTTCCCAAATAGTCCTAATAAATTCTCCAACTGCTGTAAATACTTCTGTAGTTGTAGTTGATATAGCTGTCCATATATTGGTAAAAGTAGTTTGAATCCCCGTCCAGAGGCTTGTAAAGAATTCTCCTAAACTTTGCCATAGACTCTTGGCTCCCTCAATGAAGGTATTCCAAGATTCAGTTAGAAAAGTTGTTATTGTAATCCAGATACTATTCCAAGTTTCTAAGATTCCACTCCATAGATTAGCAAAAAAGTCTTTTACCCCTTTCCAAAGTGCTCTTATGCCTTCTACAAAAGCAGTCCATAGTTCAGAAATAAAAGTCGTAATATTTGTCCAAGCTGTAGACCAAGACTCATATATTCCTTGCCATAGATTTGTAAAGAAATCTTTGATACCGTTCCAAATTCCAGATACTCCTTCAATAAAGCTAGTCCATAAGCTTGATATAGTAGTTGTAATTGAAGTCCATATTGCATTCCATAACTCACAAATTCCATTCCAAAGATTGGCAAAAAACTCTTTAATTCCTCCCCATATTTCCTTACAGGATGATACAATCGAGTTCCATGTATTAACAAGAAATTCTTTGATTGTATCCCAATTTTTTATGATTAAAGGAATAAGAATCGTCGCAATAGCAACGATAGCTGCTACTATTGGATGAGCCATAATAAGTCCACTTAAAGCAGTAAATGCTCCTTTCAGAACACCAAACACTTTAGCAAGTCCAAGCATCGCTGGTGTCGCACCAGTTGTTATTCCTCCAGAAAGAATAGATATAGCACCAGTCACTGTTCCAATAACCGCTGCTACTTTTGAGATAATAAGCAAGACTGGACCAATGGCAGCAAGAATTCCGGCAAATATTAAAATGAATTTCTGAACTTCTGGAGGTGCATTTGAAATTGCTGTTATAACATCAGTAATCTTTTCTACAAATTTTGTAAGTGCCGGAACAACTAAATCTCCAAAACGAACAGATAGAGTTTCAAGTGCCCCTCCTAGTGCCTCAGTCTTTGATGAAAGATTATCTTGCATCACATCAGCCGTTTCTTTCGCAATTCCACCTGCGTTTTTCATAGATGCTGATATTTTGTCATACTCTTCTTGGCTCATATTAAGAAGTGAAAGTAAACCTGCTTGACCTTCTTTGCCAGCAATTACTGTAGCATAATATGCCTTCTGCTCATCGCTTAAACCAGAGAATGATGTTCTCATTCCTCTTAAGATTTCATCAAGAGACTTAAACGATCCATCTTGATTGGTTATCTTGATACCTAACTCATCCATAGCACCTTGCATATCTTTAGTAGGTTTAATCATATTTGTTAAAGAGTTTTTAAGTGAAGTACCAGCTTGTGAGCCCTTAATACCAGACATGGACATGGCTGTAATTGCAGAAGTTACTTCTTCAATATTAAAGCCCATCGAATTTGAAAGTGGTGCTATATATTTAAAAGACTCGCCTAGGTCATTTATACCTATTGTCCCAGCATTAGCTGCTTGAGTTAATACATCAGCTACTCTTCCAGACTCAGATGCTTTCATATTAAATCCAGATATGGCATCAGCTACAATGGTTGCAACTGAACCAAGATTTTCTCCAGATGCAGCTGACGCATCAAGTACGCCTCCTACACCTGTTAATATATCCTTAGTAGACCATCCTGCCTTTGCCATTTCAGTCATAGCCTCTGTTACCCCACTAGCGCTAAAAGAAGTAGACTCACCAAGTTGAAGAGCTTTTTCTTTAAGTTGAATTAGGTCCTCACCAGTTGCACCTGTTATCGCCTTTACAGAGGACATTCCCTTTTCAAAGTCTGCTGCTGTTTTTAGCCCCAAGGCCCCTACGGCCACAATTGGTGCTGTAACCTTGGTAGTCATTTCTTTTCCAACTTCTCCTGTAACCTTAGATATCTTCATAGAAGAGTCCGAGATGTTCTTAAAGGCTTTACCAGTTTTTGATGCTTGTTGCTCTAGAGATTTCAAGGAGTTTTCAGTTTCAATAATTTCTCTTTGAAGGGCATCATATTGAGCTTGAGAAATATCACCACGAGCAAGAGCTGCATTTGCCTGTTCACTTGCAAGTTTAAGGGACTCTAACTTTGCTTTTGTTTCTTGAATAGATTGAGATAGAAGTTTCTGCTTTTGTGAGATAAGTTCAGTATTTTTTGGATCAATCTTTAATAGCTTATTTACATCTCTAAGTTCTGATTGAGTATGTTTTATCTCTGTATTAACTTGTTTTAAAGCAGTCTGTAACTTGGTAGTGTCTCCACCAATCTCAACTGTTATCCCTTTTATTCTATTTGCCAATATTTCTCACCTCCCTAGAATTTATCAAAGTCATCTTGTGTAGCTACTTCCTTGTATTTATAGTCATCATTATTCTTTTCTGTGAACATATCATTTACAAGTCCAATTGTTAGTAGGGATAAATCAGAAACAGAAAGGCCAAGTTCCACTGCCCTTAATAGAAACAAGGGTGTAGTCATTGGTCTTTCTGTTGGCCTTACTTTTTTTTAGATATTTCTTCTGTCTTTATATTCAATCCCCATAATTCAATTAACTGAGGTAAAATTTGATAAATTGAAAAAGTAGAAAAATTATCCAACCATTCTTCTGGACTATCTGGTACAGATTTATCTCCATGCTTTGCCATTACATAGGCTATATTTTCAAATAACTCAAGTGAACCTATATCAAGGTTAGATTTATCTTTATCGTTTTTCTTCATGGACTTTTCTAGTTCCATCAAGTCTTTAAAGATGTCTCGACCAAACTTTAATCTATAGATTCTTGGAATAGCTGCCGATGCACGAAATATAACATCTTTTCCATCAATTTTTATAGTTTTTGTTAATGCCATTATCTACTACCTCCTGCTGTCCTTGTTGTAGAAGATGATGTTTCTATTGGTAGATAAACTGACTTGTACCAACCATCATAAGTTTTCTTTGTAGTCTCTTCTCCTGTTCTAGCCTTTACATTTCCATTTGGAAGTGGTCTTGCTTGAATAGTTAAGGTCTCTGGTTGAACTTCTCTTGATTCCTCATTAGTTTCTCCTTCAAGAGTAGGCCTTGCTGCTGAACAATTATACATTACGTGACGGATTTTCTTTTGGTCACCATCAAACTCAAATAACAGTGCAAAGTTCGCAGTTTCAGAATTCGAAGACTCAATTAGAACTTTATTAGAATCTGATTTTTCCATCAAAACATCAGTCCTAAATGATTCTGGAATAAGGGCGATTTCTAAATCTCCGTCATATCCCATATTGTTTGAAATAGTGTAGTATTCAATTCCATCTGCATAAAAGCTTTCAGGCTCTCCATTTGGATCTAGTGAAATTGAAACAGCACCAGGCATTGGCACTGGTGTCTTATATTTAATAACGCCCTCTTCGGCTTTATCAAAGAGAGCGTAGTGAACGTTACAAATATTAAATTTAACTTTATTTGCCATTATTATTTACCTCCGTAATTTTTAAATTAAGTGTGAATTCGTACAAAACTTCATAGAGTCTTTCTGATTCAATCCAAACTTCAGATTTTTCATAGTAGATTTTTTCTCTATCAAGTATCTCTTCTATCTTTTCTTCTAATTTTAAATCTTTCTTGTCAGTGTAAAGTTCTAAGTCTATCTGGGTGTTTTTATAGAAAACCACTCCATCTGCACCAAAGTGTTTATTCTTTGGAAATAGATAAACCATAAATGGTGGATTTGGACTTTCTCCCTCAGCAAAGTGTGAATAGGCAAATGGAAGTCCTATCTCATTAATTATTTCCATTAACTTATTCATTCTCTTAACTTCCTCATTATATTTTCTTCCAATTCTCTGACTCCTTTCTCCTCAGCAGGTCCAATATGGGGCCTAGCAGATACTCTTCCTCCCTGTCTAAGGACGTGGCCTTTCTCTAGTAAATGAGCCAGTTGATATCTATTCCTTGAGTGAACTACGAGCTCTATTGAGTTTGAAGTTTCTTTCATAGTTTTTACTGACCAAGATTTAGAATATTTCTTTGTTTCTCCTACAGGTGCATTTTCTTGTATATCTTTCCTAATATTACTACCAGTTTTTTTAACTTCCTTTTTGACTTCATCTGTTGCCATATCAGAATATTCTTCTAAGCCTTTCATAATTTCACTGGCTAAGTTTTCAATTTTTACATTCACCTACTCACCTTCCTACACCTAAACTTTATAAGTCTATTTTTGTAGTTCATAAAGTCAATTGAGATGATATTGTATTTTTCATCATCAAATAGAACTCTGTATTCTGAAGTATTAATGTTCTTTAACCTATTTTGAAATCTTACGGTAAAAGAAATATCCGACCTATCTACTTCCATCCCAAGAAAAACTTCTTCACCTTTTCCTTGAAAGGAAATATATGAATTGGTTATTAGATAATCGGACCATACTGATCTATGATTACCTATATCATCGACTTCAACATCTTTATTTTGAAAGGTTATTTTTCTATTAAAATCAGCTATTTTCATAATAGTCTCCAGTATCTTCCGGAAGTTCTGGCAGGATATAATAAGCTAGATAACGACTTTTCCCCCACCCACAAAAATTTCCATTATGCAGAAAAAATAGCATATATTGGTTGTAATCCTCATTGCTTTCATTCCTTATTTTTAATAACTTCTTATAGTTAGGTGATTCAGTAATCCTTTTTTCTTTTGTAATTAAGTTTATTTCATCGGTTGTTTTCATATCACCGTTTACACGAGATATAAATAAAGTATCATCATCATTTTTAACTTCTGTAGTTTCATCATATTCCCATTCATAAGCTATGCTCACATTGTTATTAGATTCAACTAGTAAAGATATTCCTTCATATGTGTACCTTTCGCCAGAATAATTTCTACTATATGATAAAAATTTTCCTTTTGCCCATTTTAATAAGTCAACTTCTAACCTTGGACTTTCAGGAATACCATTCTTTAATTCAAAATGATATATTTTGCCATCCAAAGTGTGGATTCTTAAACCACTTAAATTAGCATGTATTATCCTATCAAATTTATAGCCACTTAAATCGAGTGAAAAAATATCACCATTATCACTTAATCCCGATACGGTGTTATTAATTTGTACAAAAGTTGTATCGAAGTAGCTAAAAAAATCATCATATTCATTAACCCTTAGATATTTTTTATTCTTCAAATTATGAAACTCTGCTTCAGACCTATCATTTGCTGATATAATTAAGGTATTATTAAAAGTTTCTAGATTTATTTTTTTACTTGATGGAATATTTGTATCTATTACCCACAGTTCTTCTAATACCATGGATATCCCATAAATTGAAATAAACCCATTATTATCTGCACTTACTATTCCAAAACAATTTTCAATACTATAACTACATAGATTTAAATATCTACGCTTATTAGAACTTATAGCTTCGTTAGAGTTAATAAGTAAGGATAATTTTCCTTCTTTTATAATAAAGTATGCATCACCTGCATCCTCGATACCTAAAGCATCGTCTATATTTTCCAAGATTGGAAAGGGATCTGTATCATATTGGTAGTTATATTCAGCTTTTAATTCGTATGGACCAAATTTATGCCCAGACTCCCATCCAGTTTTTATTTCTCCAATCTTGTTTGCTAAGTCTTTAAAGCTATCATCTTTATTAGCTTTTCCTTTCTTGTCGACAATAGCCTTAGCAATCAAGTTCTTACCATTATCGACATCGTAAAAAAGCTCATCGTATTTTTTATTTAAAATTTTACCTTGTCTAGCAGATAGAGCTTTTTCACCATCTTCACTTTCAAGGTTATCTATAACTTCACAGTCTTTTCCATCTTCTCCTTTTGGACCAGGTGGGCCTTCTTTGCCCTGAGAGCCTTCATCACCCTTATCTCCCTTCGGTCCTCTTATATCTTCTAGATTCTTTTCAATAGCTTTTTTTATTGCCTCATCAGCTATATTTTTAGCATTTTCAATGGCAACTATTGCACTTTCAGAATCAGTATATGACTCATAACCTTTTGTTATCCTTATATAAGTTCCTTGGTCGGATGGAAAAATATGACCATCTATTTTTATTTCTATTTTGTATGATCCTATGGCTAGTGGCTTATCAAGCCTAAAAGAAATCTTATCTTCATTTACCTTTGTCTTACATTTCCATTCTAGTTTCTTTTCTTTACTATAAAGATGAATACTGGCATCCTTATCATTTAAAAAACTAATAGATTCACCTTTTGAATCACATAGCTGAAAACTTAGTTCTGAAGATATATCCCCTTGTTTTATATTAATTCCACCATTTGTTTGGATTAAATTTAAAGTATTTATATTATTGGCCATAATACCTCCTTAAAAACCTGATTTTCTATCACCAAATAATAAAGCCCTTAGAGTTAAGTTTAGTTCTGAATAATCTGCCTCTTCTCTGTGTTCATAAAGATAAGCAGTCATATAGAGGACAGCTATCTTTCCATTTGGATTTTTAGAAAGTTCTTCTTCACTGTCAACTCTAGCCACATCCATAGAGTGCTTGATTGATGATTGGATGAGAGATTCAATCATCTCATCCTCATCATCAAAATCCACCCTTAAATAGGACTTTGCCTCCTCAAGAGAAATCATACTTTACTCCTTAGGCTGTAGCACCAATTTTCAAAAGTTTTACTGCTTCTCTTAAAACTAAGATTCCATCTACTCTTTCTTTACCTAAGAAACCAACCATGCCATTACCAGCAAATAGTTCTTTTAAGTCTTGGAAAGACCTGTTTCCTCTATCTCCAATCTTGTAGTATGAAAAATCGCCAAAGGCTACTGCAAGCTTTCCTTTTTCAGCTTTTGGAGCAAAGGCAGATGTATAAGCAGGATATCCTAAAAGTCTATCTGGTTCTCCATCTTTAAGTGATGGTTGCCAAATATATGCACCATTAACATCTTTAAGCTTTCTAATCTGAGCTACTGTTGCATCATTTAAAATGAATGCCGCTTTCTTTCTATAAGGTCTGTCTAAGGAGTAGACTAAATCAATTAGTTCATCTGCAGTAATTGTTTGAGCCTTTGTTGTACCTCCAAGTTCTCCACCTTTTTTAGAGTCAAAAATTCCTGTAGGTTTATTTACTCCATCGCCATTTAAGAAGGCATCCTCTTCAGCATTTGCTAGTGCTCTAGTAAATTCTTCAGTGATGTATTTTTCTAAATTAAAGGCTGAATCATAAAGAAGTTCTTCAGTAACTTTAATACCTACATGGAGTTTGTGTGCATCTAGAGATACTTGACCAAATGTACCATCCCCAAAAGTAAGTTGGCCACCTTCTTCAACCCATAGGGCCGCCGGTTTTGTAGCTGCAATATTGATTTTATGAAGTCCAGAAGTTTGAACTTTTGTAGCTAATTTTCTTACAATATTTTCATTCTCAAGACCATTTACAATATCTGTTTCCATTTCTTCTGGAACTAAATATCCACCACTTTCATCTGTACCTACTTTTAATTCATTTGAAATATCTCTAAAGTTAGTTCTTAATGCTTTCATCATAGACTTCTTGTAGACATTTCTTGCTCTCATTGGCTTTTCTTCTTCATTAAAAGTAGAAGGTTCATTTGTTAATGCTTGAGTTGTAGGTTTTTCTAAAGTTTTCTCCATTTCTTTTTCCCTCTTCTTTCTTTCAATTTCACGAGTGTAATTCTCGATAGTTCTTTCCATTTCTTCATATGTTTTAAAGTCTTCATCAGACATTAGACCATTTTCATCTTTCTTAGATTCAGCAAATGATTTTGCCTCATCCCAAGCTTTAGTTCTCTTTTCCATTAGTTCTTTTAAGTTCATATCTTTACCTCCAAGTATTTTTAATTTTGTTTAATCTGCCTTCGACCTCACTCATTGAGTGAGTTTTCACTTCTTTATTTATCTTCGTTAAGAGCGAGTTTGTAACTGCTCGCCTTGAAAAGACCATGTTTGTAGCTTTTTCATCTTTTCTTTTGTCAGTTAGAGTTCCATCACAAAAACCCATCTCAATAGCCTTGTTCTTATCAAACCAAGTCTCCCCATCCATTAGATTAGAAATCTCTTCTCTGGATAAACCTGTTTTAATCTCATAGGCATTGATGATTGATTCCTTGACTTCCTTTAACATATCTATAGCTTTTTGCATTTCTTTTGAGTCACCAATGGCAACAGTTAAGGGATTATGAATCATCATTAGTGAGGTAGGACTCATCAACACCTCAGTTCCTGCCATGGCAATGACCGATGCTGCTGATGCTGCAAGTCCGTCAATCTTTATGGTTACATTTCCCTCATGCTCTAAAAGCATGGTGTAAATTCTTGATGCTGCGATACAATCACCACCAGGGGAGTTTATCCAAACAGTTATATCTCCACTTTTGTTTTTTAATTCTTCAAAAAAGAGCCTTGGTGTGATTTCATCATCAAACCAAGACTCTTCTGCAATAACTCCATCTATATAAAGTTCATTTGAATCCTTTTTCCAATTCCAAAATATTTTATTGTTCTTCATTAGAACTTATCTCTTCTCCTTTCTGCTGATAAAAACTACCTGCCTTATCAAGTGGTAGCATATTTCCATTTACAAGATATAGGTCTCCACCTTCTTCAGCTGATATCCTATCTAGGTTTTCTAACTCTCTTATGTCATTTGCACTCATCCAGCCATTTTGTCTTCCTACAGCATATCCATTCATTCTTGATTCATAGTCTCCTCTTAGAAGTCCGTCAAGGTTGAATTTAATAAAGTAGGATTCTTTCTCCTTCTTTGTTAGTAGTGCTCTTTCTAAGGATTGCTCCCAACGAACAATCCAAGGGTCAAGGGTGTATTTAACAAATTCAAGCGACTGTTGTTCTATATTTGAAAATGATGACCTTTCCAGGTCCCCAATCATATGAGGTGGTATTCTGAATATCCTTGCTATCTCATTTAACTGAAACTTTCTTGTTTCCAAAAACTGGGCCTCACTTGGCGCTATGGCTATTGGTTGGTATTTCATCCCTTCTTCAAGTACAGCCACTTTGTTAGCATTTTTAGGCCCCTGAAAGGCTGCATTCCATGACTCTCTAACTCTTTCTGGATCTTTAATAATACCTGGATGCTCTAAAACCCCACCTGGTTGTGCTCCATTTTGGAAGAAAGATGCTCCATAATCTTCACAAGCCATCGCCATGCCAATGGCATTTTTTGCCATTGTTATTGGCGAATATCCAATAAGTCCATCAAAACCAAGCCCTGGTATATGAAGGACATCTTCTTTTAAAAGAAAAACTTCTTCTGATTTGTGATTGTATTTATAAAAGATTTCTCCATCTTCACTTCTCATTACAGTCATCTTATTTGGCATTAGTGGGTAAAGTCCAATAACCTCATTTCTACCATTACGAATTATTTGAGCATAGGCATTACCCCACAAAAGAAGATGAGTCATTAGTGTCTCTCTAAATACAAATGAAGTCATCTCAGTATTTGGTTCATCGTGTAAGAGAAAATATATAGCATGGTCTTTTGCTTTTTCCTTTGAGTTCGAATCTCCTCTTTTATATAAATGAAGAGGAAGTCCTGCCAAGGTTTCAGCAAGAACTCTCACACATGAATAAACTGCCGTCATCTGCATAGCAGTAAATTCGTTGACATTCCTACCTGCTGTTGTTCTCCCAAATAAAAAAGACGATGAAGATAACCTCTCCCCGTCTTTAGGTTTGTCTCTCGACTTAAATATTAAATTTAAAATGTTTATAATGCCACCTCCTTAGTTACTTGCAATTAAAAAGCCTTCTTTTTGAAGGCCATATTTTTTACTATTTAATAAAAAGTAATTGATACTTAATAATTCAAAGTTTCTTTAACAAATTTATTAAATTCACCATTAATTAAATGAACGTCATCTCTGAATAATCTAGTGTCAGTGTAATTTCTCTGTCCGTCAAAATCTTTTGTTTCAATTGTTAAAAAAAATGTCTTATGCAATTCACTTATTGTACTTTCAATTAGTGTATCATCATAACCTAAGTCACATCTTAAAACACTTATTAATGATGGTAACCAAACAGTGTTAAATCTTCTAAAAATAAAGTTTGGTTTTAATTTTTTAGGATTACTTAAATAGTCTACTATTTTCCATAATATAATTCTTGAACTAAATAGACTTACACATGAAGTTGATTCAACTATATTATTTGCAAATCTTTTCTTAGCTTCATTCTTATCTTTAGTAAAATTAGGGTTATTACTTCTAAAAGGATACGCTTCAAGGTTAACAATCTTCTGAGTCATTAATTCAATGTATTCCCAATCATTAACTATATTATTATATAAGTCTTCTCTAGTTTTGTACTTCTTATCAAGGTTTTTTATATTATTTAAGTAAGAGATAGTAATATTTGCTACATAGTTGTTAAAATAATACGCAATATTATTTAATTTTATTTTTTTATATTCTATTCCTAATTCTTTTAATTTCTTTAACTTTAATAATTCTGAATACAATATATTTTTATTAGAATTAACAATATATCTTTTAATGAATGTTCTATCGATAACACGAAATCCTCTATCATCAATAATGTTCATTGAATCATCATTACTATTTAGTTCTCTAGCTTGTTTATAATATGAAAAAATTCCATCAGGTATAAACTTATCATCTATTTCTATATTTGGATTTACTAGGCATAAAAATAAACTTCCATTATCAATGTCACCAATAAGATGACTGGGAATACCATAATGAATATTTCTGCAAAAATTTTCTGGTAATTCTAGAAGCTTTTTATCTATATTTAACCACGAAAAATCTTTTGAATTGGTATCAACAGAATTAAAAAAATCATCTATTAATCTATCTAAATTTACTCCACACCATGGATTATATAATTTTAGCAATTTATCTGCAGTTTTAATTTCTCCAACTTTAGTTTTATAATTTTCTACTAACTTTTCTAACATAATCATTTAGCACCTCATATCATTTAATCCTATTATAACATTTATGAAAAAAATCTAAAATAATTAGAATATTATTAGTCCCCTATCATCATAAACCGATTCACTTATATCATTTCCACATCTTATAGCTCTATCAAGTGCCATAATTGTGGCAATAACTCCATCTATCTTTTCTGTAGATTTTTCTTTGTCAGCTTTTATATTTCCAGCAGGGTCTGTTCGTATAAAGATATTATCCATCATCCATCTTAGAACTGGATTACCTCCATGGGCTATTTTTCTTTCGAGTGTTAGTTTCATTAATTCTTTTGTTGGTGGAGACATATCTTTAAATCCTTGACCAAAGGGAACTACTGTAAAACCCATCCATTCTAAGTTTTGAACCATCTGAACTGCTCCCCATCTATCAAAGGCAATTTCTCTAATGTTATATATCTCACCTAAGTTTTCGATAAATTTTTCTATGAAACCATAGTGTACTACATTTCCTTCTGTTGTCTGAATGTAGCCTTGTTTTTTCCATAGGTCATAGTTTACATGGTCTCTTTTTACTCTAAGGTCAAGATTATCTTCTGGCAACCAAAAGTAGGGTAATATCTGATATTTATCTTCTTCATCTAATGGAGGAAAGACTAAAACAAAGGCTGTAATATCTGTTGTCGATGATAGGTCAAGACCTCCATAACAAACTCTGCCCTTTAGTTCATCTTCATTAACAGCAAAATTACATAGATCCCATTTTTCCATAGGCATCCACCTAATTGCTTGCTTGACCCACTGATTTAACCTTAACTGTCTGAATGCATTTTCTTCAGTTGGGTTTTGCTTAGCTGATTCACAGGCTTGTCTTACTTTTTCTATTGGTACAGTTATTCCAAGAGATGGATTTGCTTTATGCCATACTTTTTCATCTGTCCAGTCATCCTCTCTGTCTGCTCCATAGATTACAGGATAGAAAGTAGAATCAGTTTTTCTTCCTTCAAGTATGTCAACTGCCTTTTGATGAGTCTCATAGCAGATTGATTTAGTATCCGTTCCAGCAGTTGTTATGAGAAAATATAGAGGTTGAGTTCTCGCATCACCAGACCCTTTTGTCATTACATCAAATAGCTTTCTATTAGGTTGAGTATGAAGTTCATCAAATACGACACCATGAATATTAAATCCGTGTTTGGAATAAGCCTCTGCAGATAAAACTTGATAGAAAGAATTAGTTGGTTTATATATCATTCTCTTTTGAGATGCTAGAATTTTTACTCTTTTAGATAAGGCTGGGCTCATCCTTACCATATCAGCTGCAACATCAAAAACTATAGTTGCTTGTTGTCTATCGGCAGCACATCCATAAACTTCTGCTCTTTCCTCTCCATCACCACAAGTAAGGAGAAGCGCTACAGCAGCTGCAAGTTCTGACTTTCCCATCTTCTTTGGTATTTCAATATATGCAGTATTAAATTGTCGATATCCTGTATCTTTTACAATACCAAACAAGTCTCTTATGATTTCTTCTTGCCATTCAATAAGCTTGAAGTCTTTACCTGCCCATCTACCTTTAGTATGTTTAAGGCATTCTATAAAGGTAACTGCATAGTCTGCTTTGTTTTTATCATATCGGGATGTTTCAAGCATAAATCTACTTGGTTTATATTTCATTTGACCTCCTTCCTCTAAAAACAGGCATAAAAAATAGCCACATGATTGTGACTTCTACTACAACCAATAGAGCCTAAACCCTATTTGGAATTTTATTTTATCTTTGTCTTGCTATGTTTAATTCTTTGTAAGCTTTCTTTAGTTCTCTTTCTAGTATTTCTGATTCTGCAAAAAGTTGAAACTCTTCGTCTGTTAAATTTCCTTTTGATACTTCCCAAAGTTCTTCATGAAGTTGGTCTGCACATTTCTTTGCAGTTCCCGCTATGTCTAGAAGGTTAATGGCTGCTCCAATCTTGCCTTCTTTTGATTTTTTTATTGAGTTTTCAGAGTATCTTTTGCAGGCTTTGACTTCTGTTTCTAATCTTTCTAAAAGGTCTTTTTTCATGGTTTCACTCTCCTTTGTTTTGTTATATACATATTCCCGTATAAGAGAGTATTAGTCAAGTCTTTTGTGCTTATAAATCGGCTATTTTCCAATCTTTCTTAAAGGTTATCTATAAAGTCGTCAAACCATTTAGCTCCAATCTCAAGCCTTATCATTGGAAGTCTGCCAAGCTTATTATATTTTAAACTTACTATCCTTAAGTCTTCAGGAAGGCTAGTTTCGTAAAGCTGGTTGATTATTTTTCCCATTGTGATGTAAATTGTATCATCTTCAAGGTAGTCTTTTAAGTAATCTTGAAAAGCTAAGTCTCCATTTTCTCCTTCGTAAAGTCCAAGCATTGTAATTGCTGAAGAGTCGATTAACTCATTTAAATCTTCCTGTGTTTTCATGTATTTGTATACCATATTTTTCTCCTTATCTTTTTTTGTATGTACATATAACCGTACTGTCAAAAATAAGTCAAGTTAATTAGAGGATATAATGGCTATATTTCAACCTTTGCTCTATATTTTTTCTATTCTATCCACTCTGAAAATTACATTTAACATCGAACCATTATCCCATTTTACTAGGATTGATCCAATGGCATCCACCCCATAAACTGTGCCTAAAGTTCCAACTGGAGGTGCTTGGTCATCTTCCATTTGGATTAGTTTTACTCTTGTACCTACTGGATACGTCTCTTTTAATTTTTGTATAATTTCACTTGAAATCATCTAATCACCTCACATACATATATCACTCAATCTAGGATTTATATCAAGTCAGATTAAAAATATCTTCATATTTATACTCTTTTCCATTTCTTAAAAGGCTTACATCTTTATCACTACCAACTAATTCAATAAATCTATTTACAATGACATCTACAAATTTTTCATCTAGTTCAATCATCCTACAAATTCTATCAGTCTGTTCACAAGCTATTAGTGTACTTCCACTTCCACCAAATGGATCAAGTACAATAGAGTTTGTCATAGATGAGTTTTTAATAGGATAAGATAAAAGTGGAATAGGTTTCATAGTAGGGTGGTCTCCATTTTTTCTTGGTTTATCAAATTCCCAAATGGTAGACTCCTTCCTTCCTGTGTACCAGTTGTGTTTTCCTTTTTTCTTCCAACCATAAAGAATTGGTTCATGTTGCCATTGATATGGACTTCTTCCAAGTACAAGGGACTGTTTCTTCCAAATACAAGTACCAGATAAATAAAAGCCAGCGTCTTGAAATGCTTTTCTGAAATTAAGTCCTTCTGTATCTGCATGAAAAACATATATCGATCCATCATCTGCGAGGAACTTTTCCATATTTAAAAAAGAGCTTAGTAAAAATTCATAGAATTTACTTTGCTCCATATTGTCATTTTTAATTTTTCCAGCTGAACCTTCATAGTTTACGTTGTATGGAGGGTCTGTGATGATAAGATTTGCTTTTGATTCTCCCATAAGTTTATCGTAAGTAACCTCATCTGTAGAATCTCCACAAATAAGTTTGTGCTTTCCTAAGATCCAAATATCTCCAGACTTTGAAAAAGTAGGCTTTTCTAATTCTTTCTCTACATCAAAGCCGTCATCTTCTGTCTCATTTCCTAAGTCAAAAATATTAGATAGTTCATCTGGTGAAAACCCAGTAAGTTCTACATTAAAACCATAATCTTCTAAGGATTCAATTTCTACTCTTAATAGTTCTTCATCCCATCCAGCATCAAGAGCCATTCTGTTATCAGCTAAGATATAGGCTTTCTTCTGTGCCTCGTTTAGGTGGTCTGCAAAGACACAAGGTACTTCTTTTATTCCTTCTTCCTTTGCTGCCATAATTCTTCCATGACCTGCAATAACTCCGTAGTCTTTGTCAATAATTACAGGATTGATAAAACCAAACTCTCTGATTGATGATCGTAGTTTGTTAATTTGGTCTGCTGAGTGGGTTCTTGCATTGTTTACATAGGGTACAAGTTTTTCAATATCGACTAATTTCATTTCTTTTGTTGTAATCATATAATCCCCCATTTTGCAAATTCCTCAAAACCACCAATAGAATTAATGTAGTTTCTAGCAATTTCTACAATTTCAGAATATGGTCTACCATCAATAGTTTCATCTCCTATTGCACAGGATAATTCAATCTCTTTATTTTCCTCTTGTGCCTTTAGGTAGGCATAAATATTAACTGATACATCAGCCTTGGATAGGTCTTTACCATGAAGACCACCACCAGTTACTGCTCGTCCCATATCTGAGCCGAGTTTTCTATTAGTCGCTCCAGTATCAATATCAAATCCTCCAGTCCAATCTCCTAATGGATTTACAATTGCTCTTGGATAAATTGATTTTAAAATTTCTGTAGATACATTTGACTGACAAATAATAAGTTTATCCCCATCAAGAATGTATTTTCCATCGTAAGGATAATTAGAATATATTTCACGAGCAATTAAAGATAGTCTCTTTTCTTCATCTGATGTATGTACTCCCTTAAAGATTCCATTGTCACCACATCTTATCTTTTCTTTTTGATTATTTGATAGGTGGATATCCTGTTCTACTAATTTAATATCTGCTTTGACATCTCCAGCTATCCTCTTAATTGCTGTTTCAATTTCTTTCTTATTCAACTTACAATCTGTTTCTATAATGACATGACAATTTCCATGCCCCAGCAAAACTTCAACTGCTATTTTAGGATTTTCCTTTTCTTTATATGATAAATCTACAATTGCACCAGCTATGCAATCAGCTATTTTATCTGGATGCTTTGGATTTACTTTTTCAAACAATATAATTACCTCCTTTGCCTTAGTAATTTTTCCATCATATCCTCCCCATAGTCTTCATAAACTTCTGTACAGTTTTCTTTAACTATGTCATAAATCTCGTACCATAAAAGGTTGGCTGTCTTTTGAAACTGGCTAGACATCTGTACAAAAGGGGATGCGATGACCCCTCCTGTAGTAGGATGCTTGCCTAATAGTCCAAATTGACTTATTGCCTCTTCACATTGAATGTATCTTGCAAAAGCCTGAGAGTAAGATTCTAATAATCTTGGATTTACTAAGTTCTCACAGTTTCTATGTTTTAACCAGCCCCAAGTCTCTTTATATATTTCATCGGCACCTAGTGGTATTCCATTCTTTTGTTTTGCAGATAGATAGTCACTTGGTGTAGGCATATCGGTTCCATCAAGAACTGCTCCGTCTGGTAAGTCAACTGCATCTATTTCTTCTGGAGTGAATGTTGGAATATCATTCATTAGTATTTCTACTTTTTTACCTTTTTCTATTTTTTCAACAGCAGGCTGTGGTTTCCCTCCTGCTTTTACTCGTCTTCCACCTCTGTATGTTCCGTCTTTAGCGATATTATCACCTCCATGTTTTTAATAGGGCGTTTGAACCCGTCTTTTTGTGCGTGAAAGGGCGGCACCGTTGGTATGGGGTTCAGTCGTAGAGATTAAGACTCCCCCTCCCCCTCGGAAAACTATCCTCCAAACCTATCTCCACTCTTTGCATGAATCTTTGAGTGACAAGATTTACAAAGACTCATAAGATTGTCTTCGTCATTAGTTCCACCACGAGAAAGAGGAAGTATGTGATGTACTTCCTCTACCTTTGTCATTCTATTCTCTTTTAAACACATCTCACAAAGTGGATGCTCTGCTACATATCTTTTCCTTATAAGTCTCCATGCTTTTCCATAACGCTTATGAGTTTTAGGATCTCGTTTATATTTTTCATAGTTTTTGTTGTATTCTTTCTCATGTTTCTTACAGAATCGTCCATCAACTAATTCAGGACAACCTGGATGTGAACATGGTCTCTTAGGTTTACTTGGCATTTTATCACTCCATAAAGAAAGCCCTGAAGATTAAATCTCCAAGACTCTTTTAATTATTCTTTTGCTATTTTAATAATACTACAACTGCTTACTCTCATTCTATCAACTTTACTCTCATGTTTATGATATAATTATATTAAACAAATTTTAGGAAGAGAGGTGTTAAGCATTCTTGAGACTGGACAATTAGTTGAAAAATTAAAAGATAAAGGAATTACATTTAATTTATGCGATGAGGAACACGCTATAAAGTTTTTAAATCAACACAATTATTATGTTAAGCTAACTGCATATAAAACAAATTTTTCAAAACATAATAATCAATATGTAGGTTTAGATTTTATGGCTTTGAAAGATCTATCCACCATTGATATGTACCTAAAACAATGGATTCTTAACGCTAGTCTTAGTGTAGAACATTCTTTAAAGGTTAATCTTTTAAAAGATATCCAAGAGAGGGGAATAGACGAATTTGATATTGTAAAAAATTATCTTTCTATTTATCCAAAGATGCTAGACGAGATAGAATTTCGAAGAGAGACTCCTTATGTAAAAAATCTTTTAGCGAAATATACCCATCCCGATTATCCTATATGGGTTTACCTAGAGGTAATTCCTTTTGGCGAATTTGTTAATTTCTATAAGTACTATTGCAAAGAATACTCTTGCGGTGAATTTAGTTCTGATTTACTATATAACGTTAGGAACATAAGAAATGCTTCAGCCCACAATAATTGTGTAATCCATGATTTAGTTAATAAAAGTGGTTATTATAAAAATGAATTAGTTGATATATTAGATTCTCTTTTACATAATACCCGAAGACGAACAATCCAAGATAGACTAAAAAATAATTCTGTTCAGGATTTTATTTCTTTATTAATTGCAGTAAATATAGTTATTAAAAGTGAAGATTTAAAAACTTATTACCTAAAAAGTATTAAGGAACTCTTCGATGGAAGAATGATTAGGGATGCTTATCTTTATAGATCGTCCCCAGCATTAAACCAAATGTATGATTTTTGCAAAGAGGTTGTTGACATTCTTCAATAATACCATTATAATATTAGTACGAATTGAAAACGAAAGTTTTGCGGGTGATGCATTTATGCGTCACCCGATTTTTTTATACCTCTATATTTTTCAAAGCCTTACTATGAAGTCTAAAGATATGCTGAATTGAGTAATTCATCTCAACCGCTATCTTTTCCCAAGATTCAAAACAGAGGTATCTTTTTTCTAAAACGACTTGAAGTTCTTTGTCTTCAATCTTTTTTATTGTTCTTACAATCTCTTTTTTTAAATCTACCAATCTATCTATATCCCTATTGATTTCTTCTTGAAGATCTATGATTTTAACAATAGTATCTTCAAGTTTAGATGTTCCTCTACTAGGACTCTTAGGCATATCTGATAAGGTCGATGTAGCTTTTGTAGCCAGAGCATTTAAACTTTCAACTTGCTCCAGCTTACTATTAATTCTCTTGTCTAAATAAAAAGCTTGTTTTAAATATTCTTTTGCATTCATTTCTTACCTCCATAAGTTTTGAGGTAAGTTCCCTATAGAACCTCTACTCATTTTAAATTTGCTTTTACTGCATCTATAAGTGCAGCTTGTGTCTTGTTCTTATTTTCTAATGCTTTCATCACATCTTCATCAATAGTTCCTTTTGCTAATATATGATGAATCACAACCGTTTCTTTCTGCCCTTGTCTATAAAGTCTGGCATTGGTTTGTTCATAAAGTTCTAAGGACCAAGTAAGAGAAAACCATATAAGTGTTGAACCTCCAGCTTGTAAATTCAGTCCATGACCAGCAGATGCTGGATGGATAATGGCAACTGGAATTTTACCTTGATTCCATTCTTTAAAATCCTTACTTGTTTTAAGTTCTCTTACATCAAATCTTTCTTTGATTCTTTTTAAATCTGACTTGTACCAATAGGCTATAAGAACAGGTTTTCCATTAGCACCCTCTATTAAATCTTCTAAAGCATCAAGCTTTTTATCATGAATATGAATCATATTTTTATCTTCATCATAAACAGAACCCGATGCCATTTGAAGTAACTTATTAGAAAGGGCTGCAGCATTAACAGCATCTATATCTTTATCTTTAATACTAACAACCAAGTCTTTTTTTAAGGTTTCGCATATACCTCTTTCTTTATCTGATAGATTTACAAAGACTTCATTATTTATCTTCTTTGGCATTTTTAGATAATCTTCAGCTTTCATAGAAACGGTTATATCTGATATCTTTTCATAGATTGCATTTTCAGCAAAAGGCAGTGGTTTATAGGAATATATGATTGGTCCATTTCTCTTATCTGGTTTGAAGTAGACTTCCCTGTACTGACCGATAAATCTTCCAAGTCTCTCTCCCATATCAAGCAGTCTAAACTCAGCCCATAAGTCCATTAGTCCGTTAGATGATGGAGTTCCAGTAAGTCCAACTATTCTTTTTACCTTTGGTCTAACTTTCATCAAGGCTTTAAACCTCTTTGACCTATGAGATTTAAAAGATGATAATTCATCAATTACAATCATATCGTAGTTAAATGGTAGTTCGCTTTTATTTATTAACCAATCTACATTTTCCCTATTGATTAGATAAATATCTGCCTGCTTATTTAATGCTTTTATTCTTTCTTTTTCACTACCTATGGCTACTGAATATTTTAAGATATCAAGGTGGGACCATTTTTCTATTTCTTCCTTCCATGTATCTCTAGCAACTCTTAATGGTGCTATTATTAGAACTTTAGAAATTTCAAAAGAATCAAAGAGTAAATCTTTTATAGCCGTTAGGCTTATAACCGTCTTGCCGAGTCCCATGTCAAGTAGAAGTGCTGATTCTTTTTTTTCTTTTATAAATTCAGTAGCATATTTTTGATATTTATGTGGAGTGTATTCCAATTAGTCACCTCCAATTCTTTTTATTATTTCATCAATATTTCCTTTTGAATCAAGAACATAAACCTTAAAACCTAAGTTTTTAAATTGCCTTATTCTCTTTTTCTGGATTGGTCTTGGCTCTCCTCCAGGTCTTTTTGTTTCAACGAATCCTATCTTTCCGTTAGGTAGAAGTATTATCCTATCTGGTATTCCTGTCATTGAAGGAGATGTAAATTTAAGGCAGAGACCTCCATGAAATTTAACCTTGTCAATTAAGGCTTTTTCTATTTCTTTTTCTAACATTGATATTTCAACCTTTCTAGCGATTGTGTGAAGGTCTCTAAGGTCTCTTCTATAACCTATATATATACTAATTTTAATTTTAGTACTATATAAAAGTTATATATATGACCTTCGAGACTTGCACAATGGCTAAATTTACACAAAGTCACTTTTTAACTTTAGTCCTTGAATCTTAATTCCATCACGAAGTTTGACCTTATTAAATCCATTGGATGAAAGAGCAGAGTAAAAATCGGTCGTTGACCTAACATAATCTCCTATTCTTAAACAATAGGCCCTATATTCTTGATAGACTTCTCCAGACTTCTCTTCAAATGATGAATCTATCTCACAACACTCATTTAAGAAATGCTTGAACCAATTATTTGATTCCTTATATTCATTGATGGCATCAGCCACTTTTTTAGGTAGGCTGAATTTAAAATCTTCATCAATGGCTTTTTTAGCACCCTCGATTAACCACTTGAGAACTGCACCCCCAGCTTTATCTACTAAATAGTCAGTGTAGTTTTTAATATCACTAGAACCCTCTATCTTTGCCTCAAAAGGAATTACAATAAGTCTCCTCCAAGTTCCTTCATCTAAAGCACCCACCTTTGGTAGGTGGTTAGTATATAGGACAAGGGTGTGAGAAGGTATGAACTTAAATGGATCTCGATATTTTTTCTCTGCCACAATTTCATCTGTAGAACAAAGCTGTTTTACATTTGAAGTATTTAGCCTTAATCCTTCTTGAAGTTCTGCTGCAATTAATAGTCTTTTACCTCTTGTTTCAGCAAGTTCTGGTTTGGCATTTCTCTTGGAGTTAACTGTAAGAATATCTGCCGAGATTGACCCACTATATAAATTTAGAACTCTTGAGATGGTATTCCAAAATGTAGACTTCCCATTTCTTCCATCACCATAAGCTATAATAAGAGCCTCGATATAGACCTTTCCGATTAGAGAAATACCAGCTACTTTCTGCACATATTCTATAAGTTCTTTATCATTTACAAAAAAGGTATTCAAGGCATCAAGCCATATATCGATATTTTCATCACTTGGATCTACAGATGTTTCTTTGGTTATATAGTCATCTGCCCTATGTTCTCTGTATTCTCCAGTTTTCAAATCTACTGTAAATGATGGAGTGTTTAACAAGAATTCATCTATATCTAGTTCTCTTTGATCTATTTCAAGCATGGGTTTTGATTCTTTTAAAGTTGCATGGATTGCTCTGGTGTCCCCTCTTTTTACTGCATATTTCTTATAAGCCTCTAAAGAGATAAGTTTATAGTATATAGATTTTTGACTTTTATCAAAAACCTCCATTGCCTTTTTCTCACTCATTGAGGCCATAATATCTCTAACTCCAGATTTCTTAATGTCTTCATCCATCTTCAAAAGTTCATTGTCTATTTCTTCTATCTGTTTTAACACTAAATCTTGAGAACATCCTTGTGCTTTTAGTTCAGATTCCTCCCAATAGGAATTGTTGTAAACAAGAAAACCTGTAGAAGGTGAAAAACGAATTCTGTCTTTATATTCTCTTACAAAAACTTCTGCTTGACCTATATCTGAAAATTCAGAAGGCCTTAAATTTATGCCTTCAGTGTATTCTTTAGGTGGAACATAATCTTCACTTGCAGCTATTTTTTTATAGAATTTACAAGCAGACCTCCATATTTGTTCTAGCTCATCATCTGGAAGTGGTGGAGAACAAAGTGATGCTTTTTTATCGAATAATTCTCTTGCCTCACCTGTATTTCCATATCGAACTAGAACCCTACCAGCAAAATGATTCATAGTTGAGTTTCTAGAACCTTGCTGAATTAAGTCTTGAGAGTTATCAAAATCCTCAAAGTCATCTTTTAGAATTTCTGTTACATATTTCCTTCCCCTAACTATTTCAACAGCAGGATTCTTAACTCCAAAGAAAAATCTCGCCCCATCTAAGGCATTACCATCAAAAAAAGTATAAGTCTCTGATAATTTTTCTTTGATTCCTACATATTCAGCTAAATTTGTGACCTTAGGTATTGGAAAATATATGTGCATTCTTGGTCTTGCAGCTTTTCCATTCTTTTCTCTCCTATGGTTTCTGCTGTAAACTATGGCAAATTTAACTCCATCAAATATTCTCTTTAAATCATTAGCTGAAATCCAATCATCTGGATTTTCTGAATGGTCGTTGTCTATATCCATGGGAACACATTCTGACTCTATAAAATTATCATTAGACCTGTAGGAATTTTTATACTTAGCCATTACATGGTCAAAACTTGCAGCTTTCTCAAAAGACCTAACATCTACTGCATCAATTTCATTTAGGTAAATGCAGTTTGATTCAACCCCTACTACGTTTGAAGTGTATATTTTCAATTATGCTACCTCCCCAATATATTTGATTTTCATATTTCTATTCTCAGCAATCTTTATTTCTTCTGCCATTCCAGGACTTATGTTGTCACCAAAGACCCACACTTCTTCACATTTTCCTAAGAGGACATAATTAAAATGCATAGCAAGCCTTCTCTCACTTTCGTCACTCATAAACTGAGGAAACAAAAGATGTGGTGCTATGGGAATATTTCCTTTATCCAAAGCATATCGAGAGTACTTCTGTGCCTTGTTGACATTATTTTCAACATCTCCAGAAAATGGACTGCAGATATATACCAAGGGATAGTATTTAGTTTTTTTCATTAAGCTACCTCCATTAATCTTTCTTATAAAATTCACTTTCAAACCCATCTGCATCGAGAATAAGTCCAGGTGTCCAGCTAGGAACTATGGACATGATTTCATTTACTTCCTCGATACTAGATGAATCACTTTCTATTACAACTTCGTCATGGATATGCATGACGATATTAAATCCTTTTTTTTCAAGTCTCATCATAGCCTCAGCTAAAATATCTCTGGCTATTGCTTGAACTATGTTTTCTACAAATTTACCGCCGTAGGATTCTATCTTGTCCCATTTATTTCCTACTACAATTCCTTCATAGACAATTGATTCTCCACCAAATCGATTCATCCCGATTTTTGCCTTTGGATAAGCAAGTCGTCTTTTTGAGGGTAGTTCTATAAATAGGATGCCTTTTTCATAGCTAATAACTAGGCTCCTATATTCTTCTTTAGCTCTAGTCTTCACAACTCTTTTTATCACTGCATCTATGTCCCACCAAAGACTTACTATATTTGAATTAGCCTCTCGCCAGGAATCGACTATTGATTGAAGTTCATCTTCAGATAAACCCATCTCAATACCACCCATTGCTTTAAGAGCGCCTAAGGCTCCTTGATAGCCACAAGCTAAAGTCGCTATCTTTCCTTTTTGTCTGAGATGACCATTTACTCCATGCTTTTCAACTGGCACTCCAAACATCCTCGATGCTGTTCTGCAATAGATATCTTCTCCATTTTCAAATGCATCTAGTACCCATTGTTCTCCTGCAAGCCATGCAAGTACTCGGGCCTCTATCGCTGAAAAGTCTGAAATAATAAACCTGGTGCCTTCTTTTGGTATAAAGGCTGTCCTTATTAGTTGAGATAAAATATCGGACGGAGATTCATAGAGAATATCCATAGTTTCGTAATCTCTATTTTTTACAAGACTCCTAGCTAGTTCTAAGTCTTTTAGATCGTTTCTTCTTAAGTTTTGAACTTGAATAAGCCTTCCAGAATATCTTCCAGTTCTATTTGCACCATAAAATTGGATCAGACCTCTTGCTCGGTTATCTTTTCCTCTTACATTTTTCATAGCATCATATTTTCTAACTGAAGACTTAGACAATTCTTGTCTAAGTTCCAATACTTCTTTAATATCTCCTTCAGCATTTTTAAGAGCAGACTCTACATCTTTTTTAGCTAAGGAATCTATCTCTAAGCCTTTTTTATTTAGCCATTCTTTTAGCTGTAAGGGAGAATTTGGATTTTCAAGACCAGTTAATTCTATGGCTCTATCCATATTTTCTTCTCGTAAAATTTCATCAAATTTAATAGCCGAATCAACTAAAATTTCATCAATTAAAATTCCTCTATCGTTGATATTCTGGTCTATCCAGTAGTTTTCCCATTCTGATTGAGGCATAGGAAAGGCTGATAATTTTTTCTTAATCTCCATTTCTGTTTCCACATCTCTATGGTTATATTCCTTAAAGGTAGACCACTTTTCTAAGTCGTGATGTGGTAGATTTCTTGTCCTCATACCATTGGTTTTAGTTGGTTTACAAGGAATAGAAAAATATCTTATAAGAGCCTTTCCTTCACTCATCTTTTGCTTGTCTAGTTTCAAAACCTCTCCTACTTTTTCAAGCGATAGAGGAAGCCCAAGATAAGCTGACCAAATCATAGTGCAGTACCAACCTTGAGGTTTTAGTCTCTTACCTAAAAATCTTGATAAACATGCCCTTTCAAAGTTTGCATTAAAGGCCCACTTTTCTATACTTTCATCACTAAGTGCTAATAATATTTCTTCAGGAATAATCTCTCCACTTGCCAAATCTATGACCTTAACTTCTTTATCATCAACAGAGTAGGCAAAGAGGAGGATTTCAAAATCCTCACTCTCGGCATATTTGTATACACCACTTTTGCCTAAATCAACTGAAGAATAGGTCTCAAGATCTATTGATATTTTTTTCATTTTTATTTAATTTCGTCCAATGATTGGATGCATTTATCAATAGTTCTTTGCGTTTCATCCAATCGTTTCTCTATATCTCTATAAATTTCCCTGATTCTCTTTTCTGTTTCGTTAATTTGAGCCTGAACATAGCCTAACTTATACCAGTAGTAAGACCATAATCCCATCAAAATAGCTAAGATTGTTTCTTTCATATAAAATCCTCCTATGCTAAGAAATCTTCGTCATCATCGTCCATAGCATCGAAGTCATCTGCTGCATTAGACCTATTTCCTAGAGGTTGACCATCTCTTAGCTTTTGAATATTCCCTAGCCCAACCGCTATGCCCTTATTTCCATTTACATTGTAGGCATAGAAATTAAGAGATACTCTTGCATAAACTCCTGAGTAGACTTCACTTCTATCAAGAATTGGTTCTACATTTTTATCCACAATTTGAGGTGCTGTCATAGAGTTAGCATTTAAGAAGTATGCATCAGCATAAGCCTCATCATCTTTTTCCGTGTCACCATCTCTTAATGGAAGTTTGATAGCTTTCTTATTTGGTTTCTTTCCATTAAATTTAGAAAGTCCTTCATCAATAGCAGCATCCACTGCTTTTTCAATTTTTTCGATTGTCTTTTGATCACTCTTTGGGATAATGACAGACACTGAATATCGTTCTTTGCTCCCATTAATTGACTTTGGTTCCCAAACATTTGCATAGCTTAATCTAACTTCTCCAGTAACTATTTTTTTTCTATTTTGCATAATTAAATCCTCCAAATTCTTCTTTTACATTTTCAATTACTACTTCTTCTCGTTTGTCTCTAATGCTTACTAAACTTAACTTCCCTTTTGGTTTTTCTAATAAGTCAGTGATATTATCATCAAAGACTTTCTTACCTAGTAACTTAGTCATCGCTGTAATGCCAAGTAACTTCTCTTCAAAGGGGTTGAATCCCAGTTCTTTTACTTTCTTAATCACTTCATCTTCATCTCTGTATCTTCTATTTGACCTGCCTTCAACCAGTTTTAAATCTTTCCATCTATGACCCTTCATTGCTTTTTCTAAAGCATAGGCCTTGATGTCTTTGACCCATTGTTCCATTTCGTCTAGTCTTGGTAGAATCTCTTCAATTTCATCGTCAGATAGTTCTGGTGGTAGGGTAAATTCTTCTTGTGCTAGTTTTAGATTTTCTTCCGCTCTTTTCCTACATTTATTCTTTGCTTTACAGAAGATGCACCATTCTCCACAAGAGTATTCTCCTTCGCCTCTATATGCTTTCTCAGCAATCTCTCGTACGGTTTCTCCCCACTTATAAAGTTCTATCTTATTGATTTCATAAATTGAGATATTGCATCTTCTTGGTTGATAGATGTGAAGTATTACATTCTCGATATCATAAATGCCATCAAAAAGTGTAAGTGCTCCCAGCCCGTATAACATGAGTTGAGTATTTTCTTTTGCATCGACTAGGACTCCTTGACCATACTTTAAGTCAACTACATGAAGGTCTTCTCCTCCAACAACTACACAGTCAGCTGTACCAAATGACTCCTTAACATATTCTGATAGGTCAAGCCTTTCTTCTACAAAGACTGCAGGATTTTGATATTTACTCACAATTTCCATAACATAGGATGCATAACCTTCAGTAAGTTCTTCCATTTCTTCGTTATAGAACTCTAGGTCTTCTCTTGGATTATTTACATTTTGACCTAACAAAGTTCTAAGTTTGTATTCTGCAAGTGAGTGAGCTGATGTCCCCTCAAGTGCATAAGGACTAATCTCATCTTCATATTTTTGAGAAAGCCTAATGCTTGGTGGACAGTGAATCCATCTATTAGAAGATGATGCTGATAGTATTGCGTGAGCACCCATTACAACTCCTCCGCATCTGCCACCAAGTCTTTATAGTTACTTGGTTCAATCTCAGATAACTTTTTAGCCCCATACTTTTCTAAGAGTTCTCTTATCTTTGCTGTATGACCTAATCTTGATTTGTCGGCTAGTATCTTTCTAACATCTTCAATTTCATAAGTCTTTTCTTCTTGTTTTTCTTTTTCTTCTTTAGGTAATTCCTCATCACTTTCTAAATCTGTGAGCAGGATTCCTATACTAGATGCAAGATTCTCTGCATCTTCTTTGATTTCCATTAGTAGCTTTGTCCTTGACATCTTTTTCTCCTTTCTCGATTTCTCTAATATCCACTGAGTCTACTGTAATTCCCGGTTCTAATAAGTAGATTTGTCTGTATTCTCCAAACAATAATCTGATAAGTTTGCTTGGTAACCTTCTTATTGAACCTTTAAGACCATTGGTTTTTTGTCCCACTTCACTTGTTACATTGATGATTATTTTGTGCCTCATGTTTGCCTCCTTTCTGAAAGGGTCATCTCCCTTACAAATCACAGGCAAAGAAAAAGGACGAGTTTTTAACCTCGCCCTAGAATATTTAAAAATTATTTTTGATTTTCTTCTTCGCCTTGTCCAAATGTTCCTTAACCGCAGCTGAAGATATGTTCATTAAATCTGCAATTTCTGACTGCTTATATCCATCTTCATACATCAGCTTGATTACTAATCTCTGCTTTTCTGTTAATAAGCTTAGTAGATCTTCAATATGGTCCAACCATTCAGGCTTTCCATCTGATTTCTTATCTGCGATAGATGCAATCAGCCTTTTATCCGGGTCAATCTCTCCATCATTATCGAAATCAAGAGATAAGTTATAGTTTCTAGGGAATCTTTCCTCAACTGCTCCTTTCACAATGTCCTCATTGGGTTCGTATCCATTACTTTTTTTAAAGTCGCTTATAAATTCTTTTTTCCACACATCTATTTCAGCTTTCTCTTCTTTAGTTCGCTCAGGTCTTAGATTCTTAAGGTTGTAATAAACCTCGCTATCATCCATCGAGTGTAACATTTTAATATCCAGCTCCGTTACACCATTTTCTCCAGGTTTAATAACAATTATCTTTTCAACGTATTCTCCTTTTTCTGTTCTTTGTGTTGTTGTGTACTTGTAGACCCCGCGGTCTTTTTGATTAGTTTTGTGAATTCTCATTAGAAATCCCTGCCTTTCTTTATTTGCAGAGAGATCTATCACTAAGAATTACTCATATGGTGTTACAGTCTTGTATGCACTTACATATTTTGATATAATTTTATTAAATATGATTTGATATGAATTGTACTAAATTCCTGACTAGCCATAAAAAATTCCTAGAGATTTATCTCTCTAGGAATAACTTGAAGTTTGTGAAGTTTACGGTACATGGTTTATGGGGTTTATTTGGTTTATGAGGTTGATACTTTAATTAATGAGTTTGCAGGAGGCAAATTACTATGAATAATACCTATCCTCGCTTATGTGGTGGAACATTTTTAGTTCTTCTGCTTCGTTCCAAAAGAACTAAAGCTAAAAAAGATATACGAAAATACAGTGCTAACGGTATTACAAACCCTGAATTTCTGAAGGGTTTAATTACGATATTTGATTCCAGTTACTACGAACCATCTGGCTCTTCCTTGGAAACCAACACATCACGTTACAAAAAATGTGAAATTTCCAAAGCTGATTGTTTGCCATTTGATGACAATGCACTAATTACTGCATTTGATAGACAAATTAAAGAAGACTATTACACTCTTTTAGTTAGAATGAAGGAGCTACTTGATTACTTTCTTACCATCGATAAGGCGCCTAAAATAGATGAGCTTGTTTATGGGATTCTTAATCTTATAATAAACGATCACTCTATTAATCAAGACGATGTCTTTTATGCTCTACCTAACGGAACAGGAATAACTAAAAAAGATCTAATATCTACGCTAGACATAAATCTTTATTCACTTATTCTTGGCGTTTGGCATTTCATTTTAACAAGTCGCAAGGATAATAAAATTGGAGCTTCAACGATTAAGTCTTGGCATGAAGAACCTCTTGAAAAAGGTAAGGCTCATATTTTTACTAGTTCAATTGGCAGTACCTATCATCTAGATATAAAAATAAGCACACTCATTGAACAAAATGAGAGTGCTGAGCGTGAAATCAGTGATGAAATTAATAAAGATTTTTTCGAAGAACCTGAAATAGAAATTTTGGATTCTGTTGATGCAAATGAAACATCACAACACCAAGAAAATAAACAACCTACAATTAACAATCAGTTTATTTTCAATCAATCTGGCAGTGGCGTAAACATAGGGCAAGCTACTAACGTAATTATAAAAAATGGAAAGGTGGTCGATGCTAAATGAACAACGATTTAGATATTGCTAAAACCGAATCCAATCTTCCATCAGAGAAAACAAACATATATAACTTCGAACAATCTGGACAAGGAACTAATATAGGGTTAGCAAAAAATGTTCATAATACAACTGTAAATATTATGCTTCCGGTAAGCAATGGTACAATCGCTACCCCTACCTTTATTCAAAAAACAATCAATATGGAGTATTTCAATTTATTTGTCATTTTAGGTGAACAATATGATAAGTCATACTTTATTGTAGATATAAAAAGAGAATTAACAATTACGGAGGGTACGGCAAAATCCATTCATGATAAACTGGCTTCCTTTTCTGAAGAAGCGAAAGCCGAAATTATGTCATACCCTTGTATATTTGCTAATGAGAACTACAGATATAGCCCACCAGAAATACCACCTAGTGGACCTCAAATGGCCCAGTATGGCTTTATCACCAAAATACAACAATTGCATAATGGAGATTTGAAAATATATTTCCAATCATTAGCTATGTGCTCTATTCCACAAGATTTACTAAACACAATGGTTTCTGAATTAGATTTACAGGGAAATGAAAAAGTAAACGAACTTGATCGAACACACTGGTCGATAAAAAATGTAAATATTGTAGAAGAACTGAAATTAAAAGGTATTAGCCTATTAATTCCATCCATATAATAAACGGAGGTTAGCATGGCAGAATTAAATCAAGAAATAGAAAAATGGGTAAACCTTGAAGATATTGCTGACCATTTAAGTGTCAGCAAAGATACTATAAGAATCTGGATAAAAGATGGTAAACTCCCCTTTTATAAAGCTGGGAAAATGTATAAGTTTAAAATTTCTGAAGTAGATGAATGGGTTCGAAAAGGAAGAATTACAGAATAAATTAATGGAGGTATGCAATGAATGAAAAAATCACATCAGCTATAACAAGTTATGGAAGTTATTAATTGACAAGAATATGTATCGCAAAGATTTACAGGAATTTGCCGGAATCAACTCAGCTTCTATTGCCAAACTTGGAAACGGCAGCAATATTACCACAGATATTCTTCTGAAAATTTGTAAAACCCTAGATTGTCATATAGAAGATATTCTTGAAACGATAGATGAAAAGTAATACTGTATCAAAACTAATATAAAGATATAAGGCGGACGATTATGTCATTTTACGATGATAATCACAAAAACGAAATAGCCAAAATCAACAGATTATGGGCGAATTTAACAGAGCTAAATAAGCTTGCAAAAACCTATGGTATTCCTGACATATTTCAGGATAATGGAGCAAAAGTTCTGCAACAATTAATTTATCTAAACATGTCTATACTTCCAGGTAGAGAAGGTAATGACTGTATTTCAGCAAGCGGTACAGAATGGGAAATGAAATCTATAAATTTAGAGACTTCAGCCTCCGGCTTTAGTACAAACCATCATACCACACACTACATTATTGCTAAATATAGACAAGTTCCTTGGACTTTTGCGATCTATCATGGCATAACACTTACTGAAATGTATGTCATGACTCCATCTATGCTTGAACCATTATATCAGCATTGGGAAGAAAAGCTACAAACAATGGCACACCTAAATAATCCAAAAATCCCTGTAAAATACGTGCGCGAAAACGGAATAAAGGTGTTTCCAATCAACGAAAATAATCCCTTTGATCCTGATTCAATTAACTCATAAAAAAAGCCTCGGTTCAAAATAAATATCTTGAACCGAGTTTTTTTATATGGATACATCATTTCCATTTAAAATTTCATCATACATTCTCTTTGCTTCATCTTCATTCTGAGCAAATCTAAACACCGATGCAGCAACATATTCTTGTGATAATTCAAAACTCATCCAGCGTCTTCCTAATCCCTGAGCTGTCATTCCTGTTGTATTGCTTCCCCCAAATATATCTACAACTAAGTCACCCTCGTCAGTTAAAAATTTTATAAAAAATTCAGGTAATGCCATAGGAAATCTTGCTGGGTGTCCTTTTACACCACACTTTTTACAATATCTAAGATATTGGCTATTACTCTCACTATTAGGAAACTGCAGCATATTAGGCGGAATAGCTCCACCATTATCCTTAGCCCAAGAATCAATAGTTAAAACATGCCCTGATGGACGTTCAACACTTGAACCCTTTATATAATTTTCTGGATGATCTATGAGGTTTTGCATCCTGCTTGAATAAGGGGTTAAAACCTTTCTTACATCCGCCTTACATTCTCTAGGATTCTTACAAAGCCACCACACTGTATTAACAGATGTCTTTGCTCTAAGTTTTCTTTTATTTACCCATTCAATCGGTGCTGGTAAAGCCGATGGATTATGCCAATAAAACGGTTGAGCCAATTTGAATCCAATTTCATCAACCATTTTGATGAGAGTTCTAAATTGATACAAGCTATATGATGGCTCCCCTTTTTCATACGCACCACCTATGTCAATAACAAAACTTCCGTCTTCTCGTAGCTTTTTATATACCAAACTTGCAAACTGGCATAGCCAATCAACATATTTCTCTTGTTCCTCATTACCGTATGCTTTTTTTCTTTGTAGTGCAAACGGCGGACTTGTTACTACTAAGTTAATACTTTCATCTTCAAACTTTGCGAGTTCATCTAATGAATCTCCGCATATGCACTGACCAAGATTCGTAGAATATCCACTCATCACTGATTACCTTCCTTTTTCTTTTTTAATATAATTTCATCCGCTTCAGAATCATAAAAAACATCAAAAATAGTTTTTCCTTTCTCAGCTTTTACATTTTCAAGTATTGCCTTAGGCATTCTTACTCTCATATCTTGCTGTAGGACATAACTATCTAAGTATATTCTATTCTGCATAGCTTCACCTCCTAGACTAATTATAGTCTAACATTAGTCTAAAGTCAACTTTATAAGCTTTGTTTTCTCAAAAAATCTATAGCTCCACTCCTATATTGATCCACTGATGATTCACTATAATTCCACAAGTCTTTTATCATCAAAAATCGTTCAGTTGAAACCAATTCTATTGCATTCTCCAGACTGGCAAACATATCTTTTCCTCGCAAGCCTATAATCATCGAACACCATTTTTTTTGATCTTCTGATGTACAATTAGAATATAGATTTACGAGTTTATCCGGAGCTACCATCTCAGATTCTGTTAATATCTTTAAGACAATACCACCAGAAATATCATCAGTGATACTCTCTACTAAATATTCCATCAGATCGTTATCATAATTTTCAATTATATGAGCCATTGCATGAGCCGCCACATTGTCATCGTCACAAGACGAGATTTCAATTATCTTTTTTACATAATCGTTTTTTACTGCTATCCCCCATGCAGCAGCAGATCTTAATTCTGTATCCAGACTTGAATCTAATGCCAATCGGCATAACATATCTGAAGCAACATCTGCATCGGATAATTCACCTAAAATTAAGACATATTCAAATCGATACATCTGCTCTTCCAAATTCATTGCATAATTATAGAATTCATCCCATAAATCTTCCCCCAATCGAATTAAAGAAGAATAAATTTCCAGTTTAATTCTGTCATCTTGCTCATGGTTTTTTAAATCATACAATGCATCAACATATTCTTGCTTCTTTTCAAGATAACCCAATGCTTTAACGCCTGCATAACGAACTTCTTTCGAATCACTACTTAAATCATTCAAAAAATTATAAGTAATGCTACAAGTGTGCATATCCTTTTTTTCATCTGGAGCACCAGCTATCATGTACTCGTTTGCCTTAAAGATATCCCCTACACTACAATAAACGTGATAGCCCTTTTCTTTTTTCAATGAATATGTATATTTTGATCCATCTTCATACTCTAACTTAATTTGATATTTTTCATCTGATTCAATAATGTCCTTAACAGTACCATTCTTTTTAGGTATGCAAGTTGGCCAAATTCGATCCCTTTCGGCACCTTCTCCGGCAGATTTTGCTGGTCCTAATTTACTAAATCCTACACTTGCTCTCATGTTTCTTGCTTCGAAATAATTTGTTTCGCTTCCAGGGAACCAATTATCACCTTCATGAGAACACTGTATAAATGCAACAACATCGTGGTCACCCAAGCCCGCATCCCATCTTCTGTCAGGATTATTTTCGTTATCAGACATTCTCACATCCAGTTTCGATTTTGCTCTTGATTCAATACGACAACCGCATTTTAGACAGATAAGATCTGGTAATCTTAATCTTTTAATTTTTGTTGACCAAATCTTATTAGATGTACTGTATCTCTCAAGCTCAATAACATTATGTCCACAGCTATTGAGCTGGCGTACAACCTCTTTAGACGAAACAGCCCCCATACTTATTTTTTCCAGAAAACTCCAGTCTGCTTTAAAATTCAT